CGCCGTTTCGCTGTTCTCCGGTGCGACACAGCAATGGGGCATCTTCCTTGACGGCGAGCCGGTGGTGGTGGCCGACAACGTCGTCGCGTTCGGTTTCAAGAAGTCGGCGCGCATCTCGAAGTATCCTCAGGAACAAGGTGCCTTTGCCAGCTACAACAAGGTTTCGCTACCCGGCGAACCACGGCTGAAGTTCTCGACCGGCGGTTCGGTTGCCGACCGGCAGGCCTTCATCGACTCGATCGCGCCGTTGATCGACGATCTCAACCTCTATGATGTCGTGACACCGGAAGTGACCTATTCCGGCTACAACGTCGTCAATTACGATTATCCGCGCACCGCCGACAAGGCTGGCCTGATCACGGTCGACGTCTGGCTCGAGGAAGTCATCATCGCCGGCGCTTCGGAATTCAGCAACACGGCTTCTCCGACCGATTCCAGCCAGACCAACAACGGCCTGGTGCAACCGCAGCCATATTCGGGCGCCAATCTCGGCCCGCTTCAGTAAGGGCGAGCCATGCAAGTCGTCCCGCTGCAGCCGGTACCGAACCAGACGCTGCAGATCGTGCTCGCCAGCCAGAATTGCCAGATCAATGTCTACCAGGCACCTGGCGGGATGTTCATGGATCTTCTCGTCAATGACGAGCCGGTGCGGCTTGGCATCCCATGCCAGAATTTGAACCGGGTCGTTCGATCGCTCTATCTCGGATTTTCTGGCGACATGGTCTGGAACGATACCCAGCCTGATCCGGTGCTAGGCGCGCAAGATCCATTCTATAGCGGGCTCGGATCGCGGTTTCAGCTTGTCTATCTCGCGGCATCGGACCTGCCGGCGAACGAGGGCTGATCGTGAGTTTTGTCAAACGCGCTCTCGACTTCACTTTCCAACTCGGCACCGGCTCGTTCGGCGACACCGGCGCCAACACCGTCAAGGTGCCTTCCGGTCTATGGGCCACGGCTCAAATCCAGAAGAACGGCACGCCCTCGATGAACCGGGCGAATATCCGGATTTGGGGCCTGTCGCTCACGATCATGAACCAGCTTTCGCGGATCGGTGTATTGCCGACCGCGGTACGCAACAACATCGTCACCGTCATGGCAGGCGAGGCCGGCGGCAACATGTCGCTCGCCTTTGCCGGCGGCATCCAGGAGTGCTGGCCGGACTTTTCGAACCCGACTGAAGCGGCGCTGAATGTCGAAGCGTTCACTGGAATTTTCAACCAAATGAAATCCGTATCGGCGACTAGCTTCAACGGCTCGACCAATGTCGCCACCATCATGGGCCAGCTCGCCAAGCAGATGGGCTACACGCTGGAGAACAACGGCGTCTCGGTGCAGCTGTCCAACCCATATTTGCCCGGCACCGCACGGATGCAGGCGCTGGCCGCGGCCGACGCCGCCGGCATCTATGTCGTGTTCGACGACGATAACGGTGTCATGGCCATTCTTCCGAAGTCCGGCGCCCGCGGCGGTGCGGCACCAGTGATCTCGCCGACCGGCGACATGGTGGGATACCCGACCTATGTCGGCCCCGGCCAGATCGGGCTGACCGACGAATACAATCCGCAGCTCCGCTTCATGGGCAACGTCATCGTGAAGAATTCGATCGTCGGCGGTGCCAATGGCACCTGGCGCATCACGAGTCTATCGCACGATCTATCGACGCGGCCTGATGGTCCGTGGTTCTCGCATGTCCAGGGTAACAACCTCTACTCGGCGCAAGGCGCATGAACGACGTCACCTCCGACGGCTATACCGGTCGCGCCAATGAAACCACGGGTGCCGACGAGTTCAACGCGCAGACATTTCTGATCAACCAGGTTCTCAGCGGCAAGTGGACGGTCACGCTTTGTGTTGTCAAAAGTGTTTCTGGCGGCGGCGTCAACGTCCCGCCGATCGTCAGCGTCCAGCCGCTAGTCAACCAGGTCGACGGCCAAGGAACTCCGACACCGCATGGCATCATCAACGGTATTCCGGTTTTTCGTCTGCAGGGCGGCACCAACGCTATCATCGTCGATCCTGTTGCCGGCGACATCGGGCTTCTGGCAACCGCAAGCCGTGACATATCGGCGGTCAAGAACAACAAGGCGCCGTCGAATCCCGGTTCGCAGCGGGTGTTCGATGCGGCGGACAGTCTCTATCTCGGCGGCTTCCTCAATGCCGCACCGACGCAATACGTCCAGTTCAGCGAAGCCGGTATTACGCTGAAGTCCGGATCTGCCACGATCGTTGTCGGCAGCGACGGCACCGTTAAAATCAACGGCATCGACTTCAGCACGCACGTCCATACCCTGGTGCAAACCGGCGGTTCCGATAGCGGCCCACCGCTCGTTTGAGACAACGATAAAATATTAAGGGGCGGCGATGGCATCTAATTCCACGCTGCTGCTTGATAGTTTGAGTTGGGATTGGGCTGTCGACGCCAACGGCAATTTCGCGGTAGCGGGTCCGCCCTACTCTCAAGCGCAGGATGCGGCCTCGGCAATCCGGCTCTATCTTGGCGAACTCTATTATGACACTTCCGCGGGCGTGCCCTACGCGCGCATTCTGGCGCAGCCGCCGAACGTGCCACTGCTAAAATCGTACATGGTCGCCGCTGCTCTGACGGTACCTGGCGTCGTCTCCGCAGTTTGCTTCATCACCTCGGTAACCGATCGCGGTGTCACCGGCCAGGTGCAGATCACAAACGCGGCTGGCCAAACCGCGGCGGCCTCGATCGCGCCATTCGTGCCGCCGTTGCCGCCGTTACCGCCTTCCGGCGGACCGTCGCTGGATTATTCGGATCCGAACAATTCGCAATACCTGCCGGGTCTGTAAATGACGAATGTGCCTCAGGTCTCGTTCGGCTCGACCGGCTTTCAGGCGCCAAGCACCACGCAGGTATTGACCGGCGTCATCGCCGATATCCAGGCCGCGTTCAGCGGCAAGCTCAATCTATCGATCACCAATCTGGCGTCGCTGGGAACATCGCAGGGTCAGCTTGCCACCAGCATGACGGGATCGATCGTCAACGCCAACAATGCGTTTTTGGTGCAGGCCAGTCAGACCGATCCGGCCTATGCGTTCGGCCGCTGGCAGGATGCCATCGGCAACATCTATTTCCTGCAACGCAATGCTTCGGAGCCGACGGCGCTCCAGATCGCGTGCAACGGTGCACAGGGCGTCAATATTCCGGTTGGCGCCAGTGTCATCGACGGCACCGGCAACATCTATCTGGCGACACAAGCAGGTTTGATCCCGGTTGGCGGCAGCATCACGCTGGCCTTCGCGGCCTTCATTCCCGGCCCGGTGGCGGTTCCGGCCACGGTCGCGCCCTATCAGACCATCCCGGGCTGGGACAGCGCAACCGTAGTCTCCGGAGCGATTGGTCGCAACGTCGAAAGCCGCGCCGCGTTCGAGCAGCGGAGACAGGACAGCGTCGCCGGCAACAGCTTCGGCCCGATCGGGGCGATCATCGGTGCAGTCGCCAAGGTTCTGGGCGTCCTCGATTATTACGGGTTCAACAATAACACGGCCAATCCAGTCACCATCAACGGGGTGACGATCGCGGCGAACGCGATCTATATCTGTGTCGCCGGCGGTGCACCCTCCGACATCGCCCAAGCCATTCTGTCAAAAAAGGGCGCCGGCGCGCCGATGACCGGCAACACCACGGTCACCGCGTTCGACAGCAATCCGCTCTATGCGTCACCGCAGCCCTATACCATCACTTACGAAATACCGGCCGCACTCCAGCTGCTGTTCAAGGTGGTCATAGCCAACGGGCCTCTGGTGCCCTCCAATGCCGCGCAACAGGTTCAGAGCGCGCTCCTGGCAGCGTTCGCCGGAGACAGCCTGTCGGCCAGCTTTACCGGCTCGATCTCCGGCACCACGCTTACGGTCACCGCGGTGGACTCCGGAACAATTGCGATCGGCCAGCTGCTTTCCGACCTCACCGGCGGCGTCACGGCTGGCACCGCCATCACCGGGCTCGGCACGGGCTCTGGCGGGCTCGGCACCTATTCGATCAGCCTGTCGCAGACTGTCGCCAGCGAGGCCATGACCTCGGAATCGCCGGCTGCCGTCAACAGTGTGCCGCGGGCACGGATCAATTCGTTGGTCTATGCCATCCAGTACGTTCCGGCGATTGCCGCACTTGGTTCATGGGCCCAGGTCGCGTCCATCCTGATCGGCTCCATCAATTCTCCGGATGCCGTGGTCGAGGGGCATATCGTCGGAAACACGCTGACGGTCACCTCGGTCACATCGGGCATCATCCTGCTCGTCGACACACTGTTAGATCCGGCCGGGCTGATCGCGAACGGAACGGTCATCACGGCCTTTGTCAGCGGATCCGGAGGCACGGGCACCTACACGGTAAACAATCCGCAGACGATCGGTGCCTCATTTACCGGATCCGGATCGGGCATAAACATGGCCGTTACGGCGGTCACCGGCGTCATCGCGGTGGGTGACGTCGTTGTCGGAGCCGGCGTCCCAGGTGGAACGACGATTGTATCGCAGACCAGCGGGACACCGGGCGGTGCCGGCGTCTATGTGACGAGCGGTGCCACGACAGCAGCTACCGCTGCGCTGACCTCCAACAAGGCGATCACCTGCGCGTCCGCGGATAATTCCTCGGTGCAGGTGAATGCCAACCAGGTGCCACAGCTCACCGCGACGAATATTTTGGTGAGCACAACGTGAGCGGGCCTCCTTATCCGCATCCTGATCCGGCCCCGGGAAGTAACGGAATCGGTCTTTTCCAGATCGGTGTCAGCCAAATCGGCGACATCCCATCGTGGGACCCTTGGATCCAAGTGGTGTCGCAATACGCAAATTCGGCCGCCATCGACGCCCTGATCCTGTCGTTCAACGATGCGATGGATCAGACCGAAAATATCGAAAACCTTTTCGACTTCGTGTGGAACATCCAAACCGCCGTCGGCTACGGACTCGACGTGCTGGGCCGCATCGTCGGTATCAAGCGAACCATTCCGATTCCGGGTGTAGCCACCTATCTCGGCAACGAAGAGGCCGGAAGCTGGACCGGGTTCGGTCAAGGCGGCTTCTACAGCGGCGGTGGAACGACAACTAACTTCACGCTGTCAGATCCGGACTATCGGACTCTGATCTATGCCAAGGCAGCCAGCAACATCACGGATGGTTCGATACCATCGGTCAATCAAATCCTGCTGACACTGTTTCCGGGGCGCGGTGCCTGCTTCGTCGCCGATGGGCTCAACATGTCGCTGACCTATACGTTCGATTTCGCGCTCAATCCCGTCGAGCTTGCCATCGTGCAGTTCGCCGGAGTGCTGCCGACGGCGGCCGGTGTCATCCAGAATATCTCTCACTTCTGATTTCAAAAAGACAAGGACCACGACGAATGAAGCGATTTATTTCGTCGCTGCTTCTGCTTGCACTTTCCGCAACGTCGGCGCTGGCGCTTTCGGATTCTGCCGCGCCACCTAAATTTGGAATTCCATGGGCTGCATCCGCCGGCGTGCCCTACATCCGT